AACTGATCCATAAACTGCAACCAAATCTGCAGGAGTAGTCAAAAAATCCAAAGGAGAATAATAAAAGAAGCTCCTGAAAAATCTATTGTACAAAGTTTGATCAGCTCTCTGAATTACCTTTTTTAAAGGTGGCAAATACTCAACAACCATATCATTTTGCAATGGAAGCAAATCAGATTTTACTCTCCTTGAAACATTGTGATCTGCTTTGCCTTTGTAAACTACTGCATCATAAGTGTAAATTGTGCCAAATAAATCATATTCATACTCTTCAGATCTGAAAACTTGAAAATCAATGATTTCATTTTGCCCATTTCCAAGAGCCAATTTATATACTGATCTATCATAATACTGATCTTTAAAAACTGAATCCAGATATTTTGAATTTTTTACAACATACCATCTCCCAAACGCTTGAAAAATCCTTGAGTTGCTTTGCCTTAAAATGTATTTTAGAATTGTTTTGGCATCAATAATTTCTCCATCTGGATCAACGTGCATTGCAATTGACCACATTCTTAAATATGCAGTTGGAGTTGCAGGATCAACTTGTGTTTCTCCTTGCCAATACAAATCCATTCCAAGATTAAGATTATCCAGAATTTGTTTTGCCTTGTTGTATTCTGCAGATAATGTCAAGCTATATGGCAAACTAAAACTCACTGGAAGAGTTCCCTCAAGTGGAGGATCATATGCATCCAAAGTTCCCAAGCCATCAAGAGCTTTCAACACAATTGGATATGGTTTTGTGCCAAATGATTCCTGAAATCCATCAACATATAAAAACCCCTGCCAAAAAACTTCATAATTTTTTACTTTGGAATCCGTTATTGAAGCAGATATGCAGCTCAAAGTATCAACAACTCCACCATCCTCCTGAACCCTTTGCCTAAACTCTGATGTAATTGTTATCTCTTGTGTGAATGTTGATTCAATACATTCTGGCACTTCAATTCTTCCATTTCCTGATTCTGCAAACTGCTCAACTCTGTTCACAAATTCATCAACTTGTTTTTGTGCATAGTAAACAATTACCTTGTATTCAAATTCATCTCCTTCCCAAAAATTGTCATAAGAAACATCATCTGTAACCATCAAATTGATTTTACAACTTGATCCAATTATTGGTTCATAGAAGTCATCATCTTCATCCCAAGTGATTTCAACTGGGTTTCCAGTGCCTATCATTGGAAGCACCTCTCCAGTATATCCATCCTGAAGGATTTCAACCTTTTTACCATTCCCCAAAACATCAGAGAACTCCAATCTGTATTTTACTCCGTATGCCATTATTTTAATCTGCCACGATTACGATCTGCTCTCTGCAATGCAACAACAAGATCTTGCCCTTGTATTCTGAACTCTCCACCAACATTGACTTGTTGTGTTTGTTTGCCACCAATCATTGCTTCCAATTTATTAAGTGGAGCAATAACCTCTGGATTCTGTTTTGCACCAGTATATTCTCCCATTATACCAAGTGTTGTGCCTGATACAATACCACCATCTGCAAACTTTGGAATTGCAGCAAAGGCACTCATTACACCTCCAACTGCAGTTGCAATAAATGCAGGAGTTGTAAATATAGCTGCAGGTCCAGTTGCTGCTCCAGATGCAGTTGCTCCTGCAATGGCTTGTGAAATGGATTGAGCCAACATCATTGAAATAAGCTTCAAAATAGTTGAAACCAAACCTTTAACAAATCCCTGAAATCCATCATCTGCTAATCCTAAAGATTCAACTATTCCTGTACTCATATAATCAAATGCTCCTGCAACTTCATTTCCTACTGCATCAGCAACCTCTGCAAGATCCTGCAATGCAACTTTAAACCCAAGCACATTTTTGAAAGCTTCATTTGAAACTGGCTTATCAGGATCTCCACCTCCTGCACCTGAACCTCCTGCACCTGCATCGCCTTCGCCATCGCCACCTCCATCTCCTGCAGTTCCTTTTGCAGGAGCAGCAGCTCCACCACCAGAAACATCTCCAATAAATCCAGTAACAAATCCTTTGAATTTTTTGCCTATATTATCAACACCCTCTTGAATTGAATCCTCTGTTACTTGTGCAATTTTTCCTTTCTCAATTACTTTTTGAAACCCATCTTGAATGTTTTCGCCAATTCCAGATCCAATATCCTCAAATGTGCTTTTTAAATTATCAAATTGGCTTGTGTATGAATCTGCCATTGCAGCTCCAAGATCTGCAACTCCACCAAGTATTTCATCCTTATCAAGTGTAAAAACACCCTTGATGATTCTACCTAAAGAACTAAATTGTTTATAAATACCTTGAAACCATAATTTGAATGCATTCACTAATCCATTTATCACACCAACAACAATTGTTCCCATGTTTTTGAATGCAACTTTAATCCCCTCAACTATCACTCTGAATCCTATTGATTCATTGTATAAGTCAATAAAATAATTGATTATTGAAACTAAAACTTTTTTAAAGCCACCCCAATTCTTATATATGATAAATGCAACCCCTGCCAATGCAGCAGCCACCAATCCAATAGGAGATAAAAGAACCCCCATAATTGTTGTAAGTGATCCCACAAGTGTGATGATAGTTGGCAATGCAACTGCAATTGCTCCTAATCCTAAAATCAATTTTTGTGTGCCTTGATCAAGATTAAAAAAAGCTGCAAACACTTGTTGGATTGCTCCAGAAACTTGTTGGAATATAGGCATCAATCCAGTAAGCAATTGAGATCCTAATTGTGAGAATGATTCTCTCACATCTCCCATTGCTTTGCGAAGCTTAAATTCTGCTGATTGACTTGTCGCATCAAAAGCAGCTTGAGTTGCTCCCATTGTTGTATTCATTCTGTTGAATATCCCAATGTTAGTTTCAGCTCCAGATCCCATCAAATCCAAAACCCCTCTCAATGCCCTGATGTTTGGGAATACTCTTGCAGCAGCATCAGAATTTGTGTCAAAAGCTCCTTTCAATGTTTCCAATGTTGAAAGCAACCCCTCCTCTTTGATTTGTTGTTTCAATCCAGAAGATGATAATCCCATTTCATTCAATGCCTTTTCAGCATCTTTAGTGGGTTTCAACAATCCTGAAAGAATTGAGTTCAATTGAGTAGCTCCTTCTGCTGCTCCAGTTCCAGTTCTACTCATTGCAGCAAATGCAGCACCAACCTCATGGAATTGAACTCCCATATTGGATGCCACTGGCAAAACACCACCCATTGCAGCAGCTAATTCAGATGCTTCCAATTTCCCTTCACGTACTGCAGCAGTAAGTACATCTGTTGCTTGAGATGCTCCTAAAGAATCAGAGCCATATGCATTCATTGCAGAAGTTGCAAGATCAGCAATTGTAGCAGTTTCTCCCAAACCAACTGCAGAAGCTTTCAAAGAAGCTTCAAGTGTGTCCATTGCTTCAGATCCTCTCAATCCTGCAGATGTAATAAAGAACAATGCTTCAGCAGCTTGAGATGATGATACTGCAAATTGAGAAGCCATTTGCCTGACTTGTCCTCGCATTCCATCCACTTCATCTCCAGTCAATCCAACAAGAGATTGAATCTTTGTCATTGACTTATCAAAATCAGCAGCCATTTTGATTGCTGCTCCTCCTGCCACTGCCAATGGCAAAGCCATCCTCGTTTGAAGAGATTTGCCAACTGATGAAATACCTTGTCCGAATTTTTTTAATCTGCCTGATGCAGTGTTGAGAGTTGCATTAAGTTTGGAAGCATCTCCCAGTAACGTAACCCTCAATTGATTATCTGCCATGCCTACTCAATTTATGGGTTAAAGATACGAAATACTTATGGTTTGAATTTTGAGTTGAAAGTGGAGGATTTTACTTTCTCCATAAAGTTTTCATATTGCTCTTTTGTTGATTTTGGCTTATCCTTTTCCATTTTGGCATAGATATCTTGTGGTAAAGAAAACAACTTTTCTGGAGGAATCATCTGTGATCTTTTAGTGGCATTCACATTGTACACCATAGCTGCAAGATACCTGATTCTTTCCCACTCCTTGTTGTTGTTTATTTGATAGGATTCCCCCAGAAGATGATTCTCCTTCCAAGTGTTTCTCCAAAATTTATCAGGATCAATGCCAACTTGCCCAATGAAATAATCCATCAGGGTTTCCCAAGATAAATTTTCAGGAGTTAGGGTTTCGTTTTTTTTTCTGTCGATTTGACAACATTACGCTTAACACCCATATTAAGATCATTGCCAAGGATTCTGGATTCCATCATTGCAGCAACAATCTTTTCAAGATCTTCAGCAGCCATATCTTCAAGCCAAACACCAACCTTAAATTCATTGTAGTCAATTTCTTTCCCCTCCTCTTGATCATTTGCCAAGATAGCAGAATATATCAAAGATCGGATTGTGCCAAGAGAAATACCCTCTTGAAACACATCTCCGATCTTGTCTAATGGAATGCCTAAATTATCAGTAAAGTTTGCCCAGAAGTTCATTGAGAAATGAAGTTTCCGAACCTTTCCACCCAATTGCATTGAGTAGTACCCTCTTTGTTTGTTTGCCATTACGTTTTTACTTCAAATTATGCTTTGTCTGAAGCAGTGATTGTTCCAGTCAAAGTGATAGATCCTGAATAACTTACTGGAGATTCCATCTCTGCAGATTGCTCTAAAGAAGATAAAAATCCTTCAGCAGTGAAAATACGATCTCCAGTGGTTTCAGTACCAAAGACACAAGTCAATTGAGTGCGAGCCAAAAGGAAATCAGCCAACTCTGTAACATTGCTTGTATCATCATAAGTAACTAAACCATCAAAAGAGATTTCTCCACTCATAACACCTGCTATCACTTCCTGAAAGCCATTGGAATCCTTCGAAGTTGCCTCTGGGAGGTCAGTTGATAATGTTAGTGAACATGAAGTTGTATGACCAAGATTTGTTCCCTCTACTGAAAGAAGCAAATTAGTTCCGTTAAAAACACCAGTTGTTGGCATAGCTTTTGATTTTTAATTATTAAAATTATTATACAAATATAGTTATTTTTTTTATTAGCTACACTCCATCAACCACCACCAATCCAGTGAGCTTGATGCCAAGTGAATAGCTAACTGCATTCTCCATTTCGGCAATTTGTTCAACCGATTCAATAAACCCTTCTCCATTGTAAACAATCAATCCAGAAACAGAATCCTCAAAGTAAAATTCCAATTTATCTTTCAGCAGCATATGGGAAGCCAACTGATTGAAATTCACACTATCAGAATAATCAACCAATCCATCAACTGCAATCTCTCCTGATTTCACTCCTGCAATAACCTCTCTGAAGCCATTTGAATTTTTTGTTGTTGATTCTGGCAAATCTACATTGAGATTTATTGTTGTTGATGTTGAATGCCCAATAGCAATCTTCTGATCCTCAAAGGCATCTCTCACACAATTCAGAGCTTCCAATGTGCCACCATCTCTCAAAACCCTGCCTTGAAATTCAGAAACCTTTGGATCAATTTCACTTCTGTACAATAAGAAATTGCTGCCATTGATCGCTG